ATGGAACTGCCTTAAGTTCTGCAGCTTCCTGATCTCCCAAAGCATAGTATGCATTAATGTACTGTTGCATACTAACTTTTCCATAGTATTCTTCAATATTTGTATTTTGTGCAATACCTGCAGAAGTAGCCCACTGCCATACACCTGGACTAAACTCTCCAACTCTAGGAGCAAACAGTAAAGCACCAGCACCAAACTCATCAATAGCAGATTGATTTGATATAGCCCAGTCTTGCATTTCTTTTGAGTAATTAAGAATAGGTTGTATTTCTTTTGACTTCTTAGATACAACATAAGCAATCTTGCCTGGGTTTTCACCCATCCATGTAGCCAATGCCATTTCATAATGCTCGGTTGCATCTGGATACTTGCTTTTAATTTGATCTAAAACCTCATAAAAGCTTTCTTGCATAGAAGTAATACCACTATCTAGCAGGTATTCAGGTAAGTCTTTTGTACTTTTAGTTTGTACAGAAAATGGAAGAATAAGACCTAGCAATGCACGAGTAACAATAATGTTATGTGCGCTAATGCGTAGATTTTTTAAGTATTCAGCTTGATCTTTAGCAAACAATGCTTGATTAATACTACCATCTGGCAATAAATACTTAGGATCTTCTGGATCAATAGCAATACCATTAGCCTGATTGTAACTAATTGCTTGTGTTACTGCAGAAATTTCCTGTGTTGACTTTTCATCAGGGTTCAACATAGCTAAAATGTTTCGCACAAGCTTTGGTTGAACAGCTTTAATTGCAGTTACGTTATCTCCAAGATCCCCAAGGAAAAGATTATCAACATCTTCTGCAAGATTTTTAGTTGGATTGAATACACCAAGCATTCCCTTAACCGCAGCAACGGATAGCGATCCCATTGGACCTGAAAGGTATGGCATACCAGCATCAGTTTGGAAAGAAGGATTACCAGCAGTTAAGTTAAAAGTAATGTCATTAAACAATGGTTGCTTAATGCTTTCTTCTCCACCAGTTAATGCGCGAATAGTGGTATCAACTGCACTGTAGATAACATCATCCATAGGAAGAATTGCATACTTGTTACCATCTTGATCTGTGTGAATATCACCTACAGCATCAAAACCTTGATTCATTAAACGCAAACGATAGATTGTTTCAAGTGGGTGATCTTTAACAAGACGATACATACGACGATGGAAGTCTTCAACTGCACGATAAAAACGTCCTACAGTACGCATGTTGTACGCAAATACAGTTTGCTGTGCAGGGTTATCAGAAAACTTTAATACGTGTTGTGCAGCATCATTAATTGCTTTATTAGCAAAAAACTTACTTGCTTGTTCTCTTGCGTTTTGTTCAATTTTGAATATTGCTTTGTCGTTAAGTATTGAACCATCAGCTTCAAGTTCTCTAATGCGACTATCTGCAAGCTGTCTAGCCATAGCTGTTTCACCAGTTTTGTATTGCTCGCGGAATGCAATGTAATGCATGTGAGTAACTGGCATACGAGTAATAGCATCTGTTTGGCGAGCCATTAAATCAAACGCTTGGTCTGGACCAAAGTTTTGAATTGCAGTTCTTAAATCAGTAGCTACACCATCAAATTTAATATCGGTCATAATATGACCTTTAACTTTAAATCCAGTTGTAGCATCAACATAAGTTTCAAAGTCAATGTTATCCATTAACTTGCGATGATCAATAACTTTGCCACTGCGGTAGTCATCAAAGAACTTAATTAACTTTGGATTAAAAGTATCTGCTGCACCATGAAATGTTGTATAAGTATCAGATAAACCAGCACGAATAAATTCTTGCATTTTATCAGCTGGATTTGCAAGATCTTTCCAGTCGTCAAAGAAGCGAGTGCTGTTAATTATTTTTTCTACTTCTTTTTCTTTTCCAACTTTAACAACCCAAGCACCTTCGGTATTTTTTACAAAACCAAAATTAGCCATTAATTCATTAGTAGCTCTTGTCCAGTCTTCTGGAGTAGCAATACCATCATGCTTAAGGAAAATAGAAGCAAAGCTAAAGCGACTTACATCTTTGCCGTTACGTACTTCAAATCCTTTATCGTTAAAGATACGAGTAAAGTTGCGGAACATGGCAATGTCGCGATGAGATTCTTTCATTGAACTAACTTGAAAAGATTTAATAGCACCCTGTGCTACAAGACCAAGGCTACTCATAGCCATATCCAACTGGCTATCAGTTAATAAATTATCAAATTCCATTACTGCTGTTTTGCCTTGCATTGCATCAGTAACTTGCTTGCTTGAAATACTATGAAGAACCTTTGGATTATCCATTACTAGTTCTTTAAACCATTTTTTTTGTTCCAGACTTAGCTTTGTGCCATGCATAGTAATCGCAGTATCAAGAACTCTTTCTCTAATAAGTTCTTCTTGTTGCCAAACTGGAAGATCTTTATTTTGTTCCTGTACTTCTTTACGAATAAATGCACGTTGTCTGTCATCAATGGCTCGTGATGCACCAACTGGCTTTCCAGAAATTTTTGTTCTGAGTCCCTCAATCCCACTTTTAATAGGACCAACACCAGCCAGATTATCCATACCAACAGCAGCATTAAAAATGCGTTGGTACTCTTTTGCAATCTTACGATTTCCCCACATGCTGCGGTTTGCATACATTAGGAACATAAAGCCTTCATCAATTGCAGTACGAATACCCAACTGAGGAACAAGAGTAAGGGTTGTCCAAACGTCTGTAACAATTCCAGTTACTCGATGATTGTATGCTCCACCAATTAATTGTGGAATGTACTCAATAGCTTTTTGATTGTCAGATTTTCTAAAAGAACGATCTGCAACAAACTCTGATATTGCTCTCCAGTCAGGAGATGCAACAAAGTTTTGAAATTGTGAAGCATGAAGTGGACCAGATACATTTACGTTAGCTGGACGATCATCAGATAATCCTGCATTTCTTGGAACCATAACTTCATCTGATGTTGTCCAAGTATTTTTTGTACCAAAATGCTTTTCAAGTGCTTCGTCAATAAAGCGTTGACCACCAGGCATTCCATGAATACCTTCTCGACGCATAATTAATTCAAAAATAGAACGATGTAAAGCAAAACGATCAGCTTGAGTACCAGCAATAAAATCAGCAGTAGCAAGTTCTGCTAAATCTTGACGACCAAAAGCCATAAATGCTTGCTTTTGAAAAACGTCTACACTTTTCATATAGTTTGCATCGTCGTGAAATACAACAGCACGACCAGGATGCAATCTAGTTTGACGTTCAATAAATTTTTGAAATGCATTTTGCTTACGATTAACAGCAATGTCAATATCTAATGGTTCATCTTCAAATAATTTAGCACGAATATTAGCGTATTCAGTTACAGAATCTTTTTCATCTACTCTTTTGCCAAGAAAAGTATTACGCAAAACTTCTTTAGCTTTAAGTGTTGCTCCGCGTGAACGCTTTGCATACGCTGCACCTTCACGAGCATAACTCATGCTCATATCTCTACCACGAATTAAACGTGTGTATTCTTTTGCGCCCTCATCTAAAAATAAATTTCTAAAAGAATCTAAATCTCGAACACCATACTGAAGCCAAACATCTACATCTTTAGGATCAGCTAGCTGAGGATAATCTGTGTTAATTATTCTTCTTGCTTCAGCAACCTTAGCTGCTTTTAATGCAGCTTCTTCTGAAGTAGTTGCCTTAATAGCTAATGCTTCACCAAGTTCACCAATGCGTGTTGCGTAACCACCATAAAGTTCTGCAACAGCAGGGTTTGCAAGAAACGCTGGAACATCTTCCCCAGACTTAATAACAGATGCTAGCTTTTCTGCTTTACTTGCACCCTTAATAACTGCTGATGCACCAAATGTTAAATATGTTAATGGGTCTGCAAAAATTTGATAAGCTGCATCAATAGCACCAGTACTAAAATTAAATACACCAACATGTTTGTTTGTATCAATATTAAGTTTTTTATTAATCCAACGACCAGCAATGCGACCAGGAGATAGTTGTGCTCGTGAAAACTCACCTAGCATAAATCCAAATGATTCTTCTTCATTAAACATTGCATTAACTGCAGCAAGAATGGCAGGATCATTAGGACCCCAAGCATCAATAATTTCACCAGGTGTATCACCAGCAAGTACGTGCATTGCTACAAAACTTTCAGCAGCACCATACTTGTTAACTAATTCATCAGCTAGTTCATTGTCATAAAGATATTTGCCATCAAAAGCAATTTCACCATTGCTACGACTCCAAAAAGATTCTTTGTTAACAATAGAGTTTTGTAGCATTGCGCCAGGGGTATTAAAAAACTTACCGTATTGAGTAGCAGCACCCATTAAAAACTTAAATGGACTTTTAACAACATCCATTGGACTGATTACACCATCAGTGTCTTGAATACCAAGAGCTTTACGAACATCTTCGTTTTGAATTAATTCGCCACCTTCAGACTTATTTGCATAGTCTGTTTTGTAATATGTTTTTAAAGCTTCTTGAAAACCTGGTTCTAATTTATTGTAAGATTCGCCAGCTTGTTTATTATTCATTTTCATTAATTGCTTATGGGTATCACGAACTTTAGCCCAGTTTTCAATTAAGTTTTTTTCTTCACGAGTTAATGCAGCTCGTGATCCTGCAGCATAAAGAGCAGGAGATACACGTGCAACGGTTGCATCTAATTTACGAACGGCAGCAGTAGATGGATCGCTTTGTGTTTTATCAAAAATACTTTGCATTTGTGGCAAAGGAGTCATTGATGGAAGTGAACCTGGGATTTCTTCAGGCATTCCACCCATTGGTTGAACTGTCACTAAACAATACCTTTACTGTTTAGTTCCTGTAAGATCATATCAATTTCACCAGAAGGATCTGACTCTGCTAAGCGTGAAAGAATTTGTGTTGGATTAAATGTACGAGCAGGAAGATTAAGAGCTTCTGGTCCTGGACCTTCGCCCAGTGGATTGCCAGCAGTAACTGGTTCATTAGGGCGTTGAGTTGGAGCAAAAAGATCAGTAACAGTTGGCTTAGAAACTTGTTGCTGTCTAGCCATAGGAGCAGCGGACATTAACTCTTCAGTAGCTTTACGATCGCCATAAACATTTGGATTGCTTGCAGTCATCATATCAGTACGCTGTGACAAAGCACCTGGTCCAGAAACTGGCTTAGCTTGACTATTGGTACGAACTGGTCGCTTACCACCTTGCTGTGCCATAACTAATCCTCTTCTTCTTCTTCGTCATTAAAATCATTTTCTAATGCATGTTGAATTAATCCAGTTACATGCCATACTGGTGATTTATCATCAAATATTGTGCTTGCCCACCATTGACCATCGCCATCAAAAAATTCTGCGGTAACAAAATATGTAGTACAAAATGCGCCATCTTGATGAAATGTATGTCCGTACTCATCAAGTAGATCTTTTAATTTGCTTCTAAATAAAGCTAAGCGTTCTTCGTCTGTCATGCTCCGCCACGCAGACGAGCTAGAATACTAGCAACATCTGGTGGTGGTCCTGCTGGTTGACCTTCTGGACCTGCAGGTGCAGGTTGAGGTGGAGCACCCTGTTGCATTCCTTCAGGAGCTTCAGGTTGCTCAGGCATTCCTGGAGCTTCTTCTACTTCGCCTTCTTCTTTCTTAAAAATTTCCATGACAGCATCTTCAATAGAAGTGCCCTTCTTTTTCATGTCAATTACAGTAGCAATCTTTTCAATAATATCTGAAGGGTCAGCCCCATTAGCTGCCATTTGTGGAATAGCTTGAGTTAATGCTCCAATAGAACCAGAAAGAGCATCTCGCATTCGCTCAATGTCAATGCGATCCTTTTCAAGACCAACATTCATGCTCCAAGGTAGCTCGCTCATTACAAACTCACGAGATAGCAATCCAGCTTGCAATGCCTGTAGCGAGAAGATAAGAGCGCGTGATGGATCAAGTCCAGCCATAACACCATAACGGACCTGAATGCTGTAGTCATTCTTAATATCCTTAGATGGCTTATAGCTAATTTCGTATGGTGCACCTTGGTAAACACCAGTCATTGTTTTTTCTAGATCAAATAAGGTTTGATCAATGTGGAAGCAAAGTTCCATAACTTGCTGGAAAGTCTCAGCAAGAATTTGTTGACCAGCTTTTATCTGCGAATCAAAGCCACCAAGAAGTGCTTGAACTCCAGAACCTGTAATAATAGACGCATCAATGTTACCTGATCTTCCCTCTGGGTAACGAGCACCCATACGCATTTCTTGCTCAAGCAACTGCTGTTCAGTAAACGCACCAGTAGGTAGCTCAAGAGCTACACGACGTACACCAGCAGGATTGTTTGTGCGGATAACCGAGTCAGGACCAAACGCAAATTCAGATACGTCATTAGGTAGAACAAGTGGAGCTTGTACAGATTTTTCTGCAGCTTCCATAGCCAACATGCTAAAGCGAGCACGAGCAATCTGTGCCCATAGTACGTCATCAAACTGACCACGTGGGTCATCTAAATCAAGTCCTGGACGACGAGCAACTACAACGGATAGTTTGCCAATTGGATTCTTAGCTTTACGAAGAACTAAGTTACCACGTTGTGGTAAGAACAAAACTACTTGATCGCTATCTTCATAGCGCATTAGTTCCATATTGTTATCAAGGTCAGCCATATCGCGACCAAGATCACCAATAATTACACGTTCGTATTCAGGGAAATCAACAATTAGTTCACGAATAGTCTTAATGTATTTCTTGGTAAAAGATACACAACGACCAAAACGATCAAACTCTGGGTAGGAACCCATTGGATTTTCGATACGAATGTGTGGCATGTTTGCATCAAAGTTGGCATCAACAAAGATTGGCAAGAAACCATAGGTCAAGTACCAGTCAGCACCCGTATACATCTGAGTCTGAAGGTTAGAAAATTCAACGTAGTTGTTAGCAATAATGGTTCGCTTGTCAGAGAACTTTTTTGCTTTATCAGAGTTAATACTTGGAGTTGAGCAGTTAAAGGAAGGAAGTGGAGCAAGAACTTCAGCAATGTCACGGGCAGCAACGTCAACAAAGTTAGCAATCATTGGACGAGACATGCCCTCTGGGAACATATCTGGATACACGGACTCCATGTTGCCACGGCGAACAGCAGTAATATCTGCCATTCTGTAGTCACGCTCAGAGTATCTGCGTGTTAGAGCTAATACCTTATTGGTAACTTGCTCGGTTGATAATGCCATTTAATTTCCTAGTATAGACCTGACAATGTTTCCATTGCCATCTCATCAAGGTTTACTACACCTTGCATAGCGACGTTTCTTCTTGTTGCCCACTTGTTATTAGCGTGTGCCGTTCTGAAGTTACTTTGTTGAATTAATTCTTTTGCTCTAATCTCACAGAACCACAGTGCCATAACACAGTCAGTTGGTCCTTTGGTATCAGCCTTCCAGGTAATTAACTGGTTAACTAAAGCCTTAACATGCTCATTAGAGTTATCGGGAAGCTCAATAAGGTTGTCCCTGTTAAACTTTCCATCACGCATACTACCGAATAGGGATGACATTGCAGCTACACCGAAGTTAACATCCCACTTATTCTTGCTGGTAAAGTGCTCTCGTAGTGCAGTACCACGGCTGGCAAGCCACATTCGCAAGTCATTGTCAAGCGAAAAAGCTTTTTGATAAGCATTGATTTCAATGCGTAGCTCTTGTGGTTGGTAGATCTCTACCCACTCCTTGATTAAGCTATCAATCTTTTGTGGAGTAGATTCAGCCATGTTGTACACATCAAGCACGTATCGCTTGTTGGTCTCTCGGTTGACTGCATAGACAACCATAGCTGTTTTGCCAGACATGGCAGGATCCAGCCCCATAATAACAAACCAAGAACCTTGAGGACTTGGATGTCCAGGAGCATTGAAGTTAAGTTTACCAACTTTACGCATACGGTTTACTGAACCATTAACAATAGGAAGTGGGAATATCGCATCTTCCTCTACATCTTGTTGTTGGTAAACAAGTGCCCACGTGGAGGGGCTAACCTCGCTACGACGCTCAAACAGTCGCCTACCGTCCCACTTTACAAAGTGCCCGTTTTCATCGGGTGTAAGCAATTCTGGATCATCAAACTCGTCAGCCCCATCCAGCGGTCTATCAGACCTAGCCCAAAGTGTCTTCCACTTCTCAGGCTTATCGTCAAACTCAAGTACAGCTGGCATGGCAAGATATGTGAAGGGTGACCTACCGCCAGTCCAGTGTTCGGGATTTCTAATTTCTTTATATAGATCTATTGAGGAAACTCTAGTCCCAGCAATCAGCAAGGTCCCAGTCGAACCCACACGGGTAACGACCATCTTCTGCAACCAGTTGAGTTGCTTCTCCCATTCGTGCGCGTTTGTCGTTGAGACAATATCGTCCATGATGATTAGATCCGCACGAGTACCGTAAATCTGTTGTCCAATGCCAAGAGCTTGAACCGTTGGGTCCTTCTCCCCTGACTCTCTTTCGAGATAAATTCTGTCTGCAGTCCATTGGTCTGCTGTCTCCTTATAGCCCCCTGGGGGACCATAGACCTGTTGCATCTTAAGCCACGGCTCTTCGGTCATGCGCTGCTTGATGGAGTACAAGAACTCCTTGGCGCGTGTCTGGGTCTGGGAAATAACCACAATCCGAATATTAGGATTTAAAGCAATTTTGTACATGGCGTAGTTAACCGTCATGGTGGTTGACTTGGCATGTTCTGGGGGTACATTCATCAGAAGCCTACGGCGGTTGCCTGGCTCAAATGTCATGGAAGGGTGTTGCCACGCTGGGTCACGACCCTCAAGAACGTCAATCCAGTTTTGCTGATGAGGGAATACCTCGGTGTTCAAGAACTCTTTAGAGAACGTGGCAAAATCAATTTTATGTTTATTTTCACCTAGTGAGGCGGCAATGGCATCGGATCCAAAGTTAATGGCTTCCTCAACCTGCGCGGCAAATTCCCCATCTAGCATCCAAGATCTAAGGCTGGTCCGCTTCTTTCCCACAGCAGCAAGGGCGGAATCCATATCTATGCCCTGCTTAAGAAAAGAAATAAACTTTCTCTGATCTTCAATTTGCCGAAGTCTGGTATGGTGTTGATCTCCAGCTTTAGCAGCCATAATAAACCTAATTATTCTAATAATAGTATTACTATTAATAATAGTAATAGTAAGCAACCCCTCCAAAGGGGGTTGCAATTAACTGGCAAGCCATAAGACAAGCTTGCTTTACTTATAACCTCTACTAATACTAACCCTGTTACAGAACACTTGTAACGCTCTGTTATCAGATTGTTACCTAAATCACATAGATTGTTATAAACAAAACAAATAGATAATACTACGGGCAAACAACTAACTATAAATTATTACAGACTCTACAGTATTACTTCCGTACGAGATTAACAACTGGGGGTCAAGTCTACAGTTACGTTATCCTTCTCGCTCCGCTACATTCAGTCGCTATCGCTCCTTCATTTCGCTCCGCTTGTCCCCCCCTACCAGCTCAGAGACTACCTGGGGGGAGGTAATTATAACTATGGTTTAGTTTAAAGACAAAGACCTCGACTGTTTGTACTGTTGACTGTCTTATCCAGACTATTAGCCCCCCTAAAGAGATAAGCAAGCAAAGCTTGCTAGGTAGTTTGTAGTTAATGTCAACCAGAAAGGAACTACAATGCTATCAACAATCAATGGGTTCGACCTTCTATTAACCATCATCATCACCCTGCTTGTCTTCAAAGTGATGCGCCTTAACGATGAATGTAACGATTACGTTCAACAGATAGTAGAAGTATCTCAAGATAACTACAGATTATCCCAACAAGTCCACGACCTACGTTATGACGTAGAGCGTTGGGAACCACCTTTCTAGGTTCTTTAGTGACGACCACCCCGCTCTGCGTGGTGTGGTCGTTGCTATGGATTCTAGGTGGATCCAATCAGTCACAGAACAGGAGTAAATAATGACTGACTTAAGTACCTACGGGGACGACGAGAAGCTATCCAGCATCTTAGACGTACTCAAGCAAGCAGGTCTCTTTGACCGTGTCGTTGCAGTCAAGTCGCTAGTAAATGACGATGACTTAGACACAGAAGACGAAGACTGGGTTGACGTACAAACCAAGTACGGACACGACACCACGGACTATGTCTTTGGTGATCGCTCAGAGTCACGAGCAGGCACTATCTCAACAGAGACTGAGCCTGTATCAGGACACGACTGGGTATCTCCAGTCCAACACACAGGTCGCAAGATCTACGTAATCTCTGGCACAAAAGCTATGTGTGGACTCAAAGAAGCAGACTGCTTCGACCCTACCTGCAGGCACGTACCAGTGCTTGAGGAACAAGACGAGGAACGTCACGAATTCAAGCAAGACTGGAACTCAATGGCTGACAGACCCACAGAGAACTTCTTTATGGGGTTGCCAGGTCTTCGCTACATAGAGAGTGACCAGCAATACTTCACTCGCCTCAACACGGTGTGCAGTGAATGCAATCTCTACACACCATCACGACTAGAACTATGTCAGAACTGCGACAGAGTTTTAGTATCCAAATAAAAATAGGCTTACGCCCCCACTTTGTGGGGGGCGTAAGCCACTCAACAGATAAAAGGAGCAAGGATGAACAACGAACTAACAGTGACAGGTAAGTTGAAGAACATCAAGGAGTTCGATCAGTACGGCTTGATGATCGTGGGTCAGTTGACCCAGAAGGTTGGTAACGAACGAGCAAAGTTCACAATCCCAGTAGCCTGCTTTGACGAAAGCATTGCAAGCACACTGCGAGGACTGCGCGAAATGCAAGACGGTAACGGCTTTACACCAGTAGTGAATATCGTAGGTGAATTAGACACCAAGTTCGATGTTCGTCAGGGAGTTGAGTTGAGTGACCGCAAGCCACCGCTTACCCGTGTACTTATCAAGTCCGTAGAACTAGCAGAAGTCTAGTTCAATCGAGAGAGGTGTGGGGCATTCGCCCTGCACCTCTCTCTCTTTCCGAAACAGTAGAGAGTTAGGCGTTTACTAAGTTGGTAGATAACAATGCGCTTACTAAGTGCAATCATATCTATAGTCCAGAGTGTAGTAGCTGTGGAGAAGACAACACTTATAGATGGATTGTTTGTGCAAGATACAAGAAAGACTGTCCAGACTTTGCATGTATTACATGTGGAGAAATAGAAATAACAACCGAGAGGAACAGCAAGTGAGTACAACAAAAGAGATAGACCTAGGTGCAATTACCCCAGAACATCTAGCAATTGTTCAAGATGTATACAAGATGATGGCTTTCCTATTAGATGAGGATGCTAACTATGATCAGCTAAGTACCGAAGAGCTTGAGCTAATCCACCTAGCAACAACCAACATCAAGGTACGTGACGGTGTACTTAAGTACTTCAGTGATGCACCATTCAACATTCGAGTAGACATTATGAAATCATTTACAACTATTAGCCAAGCTATGGTTGACGATGAGTTGATGGAAGCAGAAGCAATTGGTTACTCATCAATGATCTTAGCTGCCTTTATGCTATGTCACGCAGGTATGGCAGAAGAAGCTGATGAAGAAGATAACATTGAATACGAACTAAAGCTAGTAGATGATTTGCTACATGAAGCAGAAACACTAGGCTGCACAGCCAGCTTATTGGGACTATTAAAGATGGCACGTGACCACAACATCCCACCACGTATCTTCTACTCATCACTACAAGCAGTTACATTCCATCACACAACAGATCCAGTAGGTCACCTCAATGACTAAGTTACAAACAGTAACAAAAACTCATAAAGAAAAAGAGTACGCAAAGAGAGCATTACGCTGTCACTATGATGCAAGTAAAGAGTTAAGAGAAATTCATAAAGAAGAATTCACAGAGTTACTTAATAGATATAAATTAAAAGCAGGCATAGTTCCGCGCAGTCTATCTAGTAAGCATAAAGAAAAACTGATTGAAGTCATAGCAGAATCAGAGGTAACAAATGATTAAGACAAGCAGTGGTACGCAGTACTACACACAGCAAGAAGTTACTAACAAGATCAATGAAGTAATGGAAGATGGCTATCGTATTACCAATGCTATCTATGATAAAGCAAGAGAGATGGATTGGTGCAGTGAATATGATGACTGGGCTGAACAAACAAATAGAAGTCTTAAGTTCTTTGAAATCCCATTAATGCGTAGAGAATGGGCAGTTACATACACTATTGAACGCCTTCAAAGAGCAACAGTAACAGTACAAGTAACAGCACGTAATGATGATGACGCAGAAGATCAAGCTGATGAAGCATACAGTACAGAAGAGTTAGTAGAAAAAATAGATGAAGATGATTGGGACACTAAGCACGAAGAGATTATAAGCACAGAAGCACAGGAGATTTAATGAGCATCAAAGACGAGCCGTGGTTTAACGACCCGTTTGATTGGTATGAACGAGAAGGATACCCAGAGATTGTAGGTATAGCCGTAACGGATAAGGTGGCACTTGATTTTCTTCAAGCGTTATACCAAATCTATAAACGACTAGAGCGCAATGATAGAACAAAAGCGATGGAAGATGCCAAGCAGCTAGCAATACTGCTACTAGCTAGTGCATTTGATTACGCTGAAGAAGCAATAGATGAATTAATTATACAAGAAGTAAACGCAGTAGATATAGATGCTGCATTCGCAGAGATGATAGAGGAACAGAATGACTAGACGAGATCCTTACACAGTAATTGGTACGCATAGTGAGTACGAAGTTAACTCAGCACATGACCTAATGGTAAAGGCTGGACTTGACTGGAAGGTTACATTAGAAAATGTATTTATTAATGAGACTGATCCACTTGAAGTACCAGATAGATATGCAACAGTTAAGTGGACTAATACGGGGTGGACTGAGACAGACCCTACACCACTAGCAATAGTAGGTTCACGATACAAAGTACTACAGAATGATGAGATCTTCTCATGCCTTGACGACATCGTTAACAACAGTGATGCACGTTATGGTGCAGCAGGTGAACTCAAAGGTGGCAATGTAGTATGGGCAACCATTGAACTACCAGCTAACGTAACAGTAGGTGACGATCCACATAATGCATATGTAATTGCACGTACATCACACGATGGTAGTATGCCATTCCAAATGACACCAGTTGTCAATCGTATTGGATGTACCAATCAGATCAATGCTGCAATGATGAGTGGTAAAGCTAAAGGTATTTACTACCGTGTTAAGCACAGCCCTAACAGCAGTATCAACCCAGATGATATCCGAAAAGCATTTAGAATTATGAACGAAGATGTTCAGAAGTATGCAACAGTATCGTCATACCTACGTTCAATTGAATTCAGTAACGAAGAGTTCAAGAACTTTGTTAAGCGAGTGTACCCACTGCCTAGCAAGATTGAGTTCTCACCATACGAGATGCTCAGTGCAGGTGAACGTACATCTAAGACAAGAGTAGAACGTAACAGAGCTAGTGCATTGAACGTATGGATTGGTGAGACAGACACGCAACACAACATTAAGAACACTAAGTTCGGTGCGTTTCAAGCTATCGTAGAAGCAACCGATCACTTCAGTAAAGACTATAAAAAACAAGCAGGCAAGATGATTCTCGGCACAGACATTGCCGTGAAGTCACGTGCCCTACAACTATTAGGAGTAAGCAATGGGTCTTGATATGTACCTAAATGTAAGTGAACGTATTGGTAGCCAGATATCTCGTAAAGATTACAACAATCGAGTAAGCTTTGCAGAGAACCCTAGGTATAATGACATCGTTGAAGCTGCAGGTATCAAAGTAAAAGATAACATAGCATCATCAGTATCAGTAGAGTGGACTGCTATCTATTGGCGTAAGTCTAATCAAATTCATTCATGGTTTGTAGATACACTAGCAGGTGGTGAAGATACTTGCCAAGTTATACCAGTAACTAGAGAGAACTTAGTTGCACTACATAATAGATGTGGAGTGCTGCTTGATAGCAGATCAACTGAGTTAGCTCTTGAGTTACTACCACCAGCATCAGGATTCTTCTTTGGATCTACTGACATTGATGAGTGGTACTGGCATGACATTGAAGAAACACACAAGCAACTAACTGAATTGCTTGATGAGATCACAGAAGAAAACAAATGGGACTACGACATTGAGTATCAAGCATCATGGTAGAGCTAACAGAAGATCACTTTGCTATTGATGGATTCAGAGCTGATGTATTAATAAGTCCAGATACATTAGAGTATTTACAAAAGATTAACGAAGTAGTAATGGAAGGTGAATGTATGTGGTTCAAAAGTTTAACTACATGTAGGTACGATCCACACACAGGAGATGTGTTTGATGTTTCAAATTAATGAGAATGAAACACCAGCATGTGATGGTATGGATACTAACTTCTTCTATCCAGTAGGGGAAGACAATGAAGATAACGCATGGGCAAAGACCAATGTTTATCCACAGCTGAGGAAAGTCTGTGCAAACTGTGATGTCCTAGAAAAGTGTAGAGACTGGGGTATCAAGCACGAAGAGTGGGGGTTCTGGGGTGGCATGTCAGTCTATGAACGCCGTCAATGGAGAAAGAAATACAACATCAAGATTGAGCAGCCCTGGACTTCAGGGTTCTTGAGAGGAATGAACAAGTAATGGAATGCTGTAACATGGACATAGAAGAACTATACAAGCAGGAAGACGAAGATGTCTGCGAGTCATGCTATGATCGTATCGAAGCACACATTGAAGACATGATGCTTAGTAAAGCTAAAGAAGATTTCTATGATAGGAATAAAAAATACTATGATTAAAATAAACGGATACGAACTACCAGTACATGTATCTTATTCAGCACTAACAACATACCTTGACTGCGGTTGGAAGTATTATCTTACACGAGTGGAAAAGTTAATTGAACAACCAACCTGGTACCTAGCAGGTGGTAGTGCAGTACACACAGCGACCGAGATGTATGATAAAGAACTATTTGAAACAGAAGGTAAGTAATGAATAAGTATTGGGAAGCAGCATGGGCTGCACAACAAGCAGAACAACTAACAAAAACAGGTGTTGATCAGGCACAATGGAAAGCATCTGGTCGTGCAACCAAAGCTAATCCCAACAAAGAAGATGGTGATTGGTGGAACGTAAATGGTTCAGAGATGGTTGACTCATGGATTACATGGCGTAATGGTACGCATCCACTAACTATGTGGGAAGTACAACCTGGAGTACCAGCAATTGAACTATCACTTACACCTATCTGGAATGACATACCAGTACAGATGCACATTGACAGAGTTATGATTAACCCTGATGGTGAACTAATTGTATTAGATATTAAGACAGGTGTACGTACCCCATCGTCAGACTTACAGTTAGCATTCTATGCTGCAGGTATGGAAGAAATGTTAGGCATCCGTCCACAGTATGGTGCATACTGGATGGCTAGGTCTGGTCAGACTAGTGAACTAATTGACCTAGACTATTTTAGTAAGGATGATATCATTGAGATTGTTACTAAGTTTGATCAAGCTCGTAAAGCAGAGCTGTTCATACCTAACCTCAATCACTGTATAATGTGTAATGTAAAAGACCAATGCAAGTACAAAAGAAAAGGATAGAACAAAGTGGAAAGTAATTACGTAGTAAATGTAAAGACTAAGGTAGGTACTATCATTACCGTACGCGGTACTGATGCTACTGAGTTTGAAAATAATATCAATGCTCTCATTGGTAACGGAGTTAATAACAGCATCGCTGCAATGGAAGAGTTGTTTCTTGGAACGCAACCCAGTCAATCCAGTACTGCAAGAATCAATACAGTGGTTGATGCGCTAGGTGGTACAGTAATTAGCGAGACACCAATCCCAGCAGCAGCAGCACCAACAGCAACCTTCGCACCAGTAGCACCACCATCAGTAGCAGGGGTTACAGCAGGCTCAGCCAGCAGGACTTGTATTCATGGTGTAATGACTAAGCGTGAAGGTGTAGGACCATACGGACCTTACAAGGCTTACATGTGTCCAACAGCTAAAGGTACACCAGATCAGTGTAAAGCTATCTATCTGAAAACCAACGACCCAGACTACGCTACGTTCTAGTCGCATAGGTTTGACTGGGTAGTGTAGTGGGGAAGGCTACCTACCCAGTCAATTATTTATTGGGAGATAAATGAAAACATTAAGCAGAGCAGTAGGTCGTCCTGACATTGGTGGTGAGCCAATGCCTACAGTATTCAGGACGTTTGACAATAACCAAATCGTATTACGAAGAGCAGAAGTAAGTATGATTGCAGGCACACCAGGTGCAGGTAAGTCAACACTTGCACTAGCCCTAGCATTACGTATGCAAGCACCAACGCTATACCTATCAGCAGATACTAATGCTCACACTATGGCTATGCGTTTGTATTCAATGATTACAGGAGTAAGTCAGAGTGAAGCAGAAAAAATCATATCGGAAGACCCAATCAATTCTAGGAATAACCTTGCTCTTGCCAGCCATATTTATTGGAGCTTTGATAGTGCCCCTAGTCTTAGTGATATCGACGATGAGGTTACCGCGATTGAGGAGTTACTTGGAGAAGCACCTGCCTTAATTGTTATTGATAACCTTATGGATATTAGTATGGATGGCGGAGAAGAATTCAGTAACATGCGTAGTGCACTTAAAGAACTTAAGTACTTAGCAAGAGATACCAACGCCGCTATCCTAGTGTTACATCACACACAAGAAGGTTATGTCGGAGACCCATGCCAACCAAGATCATCCTTGCAAGGCAAGGTAGCACAGTTACCTGCACTAATCCTTACCGTTGGACAGAGCAATGGATTACTAGGTGTAGCTGCAGTTAAGAATAGATACGGTAAGGCAGACCAGTCTGGTAAGTCACCAGTATGGTTACAATTTAATCCAGAGTATATGTTTATAGCAGACTTAGAGGAAGCAAGATGAGACCAGAAGAATCATTGGGTTTATTGGCAGCATATGCTGAACTAAATCTTGCAGTAGAAAATGTAATAGAAGTATACAACAAACTAAACTATGTAGGTGGTGAAAGTATGGAACGCATCAATTGGGATACCAATAATCCAGTAGAGTATGACGATGATGATGAGTAAATTTGGATGGTGTACTGGACACGAAATAGAACAGCAACACAGCAAGTGCCCAAAAGAATTTACTAATAACGTAAGCGACTATACATTGAAATGTGATTGTGAATGCCATGAGCAAAAGTAAACAAAAAGGTACGGCTGCTGAGACAGCAGTAGTTAACTGGCTACTAAGTAAAGGACGCAAGCATGTCGAACGACGATCACTTAACGGTGTCAATGATCGAGGTGACATTGCAGGTGTGCCTGGAGTTGTACTCGAAATAAAAAACTGTGCCAAGATGGAACTATCAGCATGGTTAAAAGAACTAGAAGTTGAAATGGTTAATGACAAAGCTGATACAGGTGTAGTGATTCATAAGAAAAAAGGAACCCAAGATGTTGGGTTATGGTACGCCACTATGCCAGTGCATGTATGGTTTAAACTAATAGAAGACGCAGGTTACTGATGGACGTACCACCTATTGCTGCAATCATAGAGCACTACGGTGGTAGATTACGTAGAGACTATGGCAGTTGGCAAAAGATTAAGTGTCCATTCCATGACGATAGCCATGCATCAGCAGGCGTATCAGTTACAGATAACATCTTTGTATGTCATGGCTGTGGAGTAAAAGGAAATGCATTTAACGTAATCAAAATACACGAAGGAGTTAAGTACGGTGAAGCTATCAAGATCGCAGAAGGTATTACTGGAGAAAGCTACAAGTCATTACGAGGAGTACCTTCCATTGGCAGAAGAGTATCTAGCCAAGCGAGGAATAAGTCTAAAGACAGCTCAAGAGATTCGATTAGGAGTCGTCGTTGATCCACTAGCAGGACAAGAAGCATTTGTAAATAGACTTGCTATTCCATACATAACACCAACAGGTGTAGTTGATGTAAGGTTTAGATCAATGGGATTAGAAGAGCCTAAGTACATGGGTATGCCAGGAACTTCTACTAGGTTATACAATGTTAATGCACTGCACACGGCAGGCAATTTTATAGCGGTATGTGAAGGAGAAATAGATGCTATCACTCTTAGTTATTCTTGCGGCATTCCTGCTGTGGGTGTTCCTGGAGCTAATGCTTGGAAACGGCACTACGGACGTTTACTGGCAGACTTTGAAACTATCTATGTTTTTGCTGACGGTGATCAGCCTGGCTCTGATTTTGCAAAGAGTCTAAGTAAAGAGTTTAATAGTGTTATCATTATGCAGATGCCTGAAGGTGAGGATGTTAACTCAATGTACTTACGTAACGGATCAGGTTACTTCACAGAAAAGATTGCAGCATGAGCACTAAGCAAGACTTAAAAGAACTAGAAGAACACGAAGCTAAACTAAAGGATTACAATGCAGGACTTCAGCGAACAAGAAATCAATCACATCTTCCAAGCCCTGATCAACATGGGATTAGAAGTTGTAGATGTCAAATATGCGAACGGACTTACTCTAACATTAAAGAGACCAACGCTAAAATAAAACCACCATTAGAGTTTGAAGCTGCCATCATAGCTCGCAAAGCTATTGAGTTACTAGTGCAAAAGCATGACGACTATGGACCAAGCAACATCTCTGATGCACCAGGTGGACCACTGAACGGACTAAGTGTTAGGCTACATGACAAGGTAGCAAGACTAAACAATCTATTGTCAAACAATAAAGAACCACAAAACGAAAGTGTACAAGATACATTCATTGACATCCTTAACTATGCACTCATTGCCTTACTGGTAATTGAAGGCAAGTGGGATACTACTAAGTAGGTAAACATGAAAACAGTTATAGTGATTCCAGACATGCAAGTTCCTTACCATGATCCCCGTGCTGTACGTGCAGTACAAAACTTTGTGGGTGACTACCAACCAGATGAACTTTACTGTGTTGGTGATGAAGCAGATAGTCCTGAACCATCACGATGGAACAAAGGTTTAGTTGGAGAGTTTGAAGGAACTCTGCAAGCTGGACTAGATCGTACTGCTGCCATTATGAAAGAGTTTAAAAACAAGTTAGGCGATAAGCCTTTCCATACTATGAGGAGTAACCACGGTGACCGAGTTGAGAACTATGTCAAAAGATACGCACCAGCCCTGGCAAGTCTGCGGGAATTGGAATACTCCAAGCTTCTACATTACAGCGAAAACGAAATTACCTATCACGATAAACTATGGGAGTTTACGCCAGGATGGGTACTGGCACATGGAGATGAAGGCAACATCTCAAGGCAAGCTGGTGGGACGGCTTTGGCTTTGGCTCGCAAGATTGGGTCTTCGGTCGTCTGTGGGCATACACATCGTGCGGGAATTCAACATGAACACCAAGGCTACAACGGCAAGATTCACAGTCGTCTCTACGGAGTTGAAGTCGGACACCTTATGGATCTTAGCCAAGCGTCTTATTTAAATACTGGTAGTGCTAACTGGCAACAAGCATTTACTATTCTCTACATACGTAGAGGTAACGTAACTCCTGTTGTTGTACCTATCAATGGACGATCTTTTGTAGTCGAGGGTAAGACGTATGAGTTCTAATGGAATTGTTTATGAGATGTACCATGCTATGGTCAAGCAGATTGGATCAGAGTTTAAGCGTAAGTACCAGATGGTTGAACGCGAAGACATTGAACAAGAGTTATGGCTATGGTTTGCTGAACATCCTAACAAAATAGAAGAATGGTTAGCTCTACCTGATCAGAAAGATAGAGATAAACTATTTGCTAGGTCACTACGTAACTCAGCACTAGACTATTGCATCAAAGAAAAAGCACATAAGTCTGGTTACAATGCTGAAGATAACTTCTGGTACAACAAGCAGTTCATTAAGCTTATGATTCCTGCTGTACTTAGTGACGACTGGACTAAGTTCAACAACACACTAAGCAACATGGGTCGTACTAGTAAAGCACTAGCAGAGTCAGGTGACTTCATGGCATTTAGTTCTGATGTCAAGGTTGCTTTCGATAAGTTAAATGACAGAGAGAAATCATTAGTTCATTTATTTTATGGAGAGCAGATAGATGGAGCAGAACTAAGAGATCGTATGGACGCTGACAAGTCACAGAAAGCAGTGATGATGGAAGCTAACAGAGCAGTCAACAAAATGGTCAAGATACTAGGTGGTAATCCACCAGTAAGAGACGAAGACTACCAAAGTAATACATAAAAAAATAACCCCTCTTAGGGTAGTAAGTACTAAGTTCATACTCTACTACCCCAGAGGGGATTACGTGGCTCTACGTGGCTCTGAGAGCCAGCAATGAGCATTGTAGCCCACAAGTCTTGGGGAAACTTTTCAGTTCTAGCCCTAGTGGGGTTTGTTAAATTGTATCCTAGTTAGCCTTTATCTGCCGTCCGTCTAGGACGATAGGTGCAGTACCATCATGGTCAATAAAGATACCTACTGGCATAGCACCACCTGAAATAAAGCCATGAGCTAGGGTTACCCATACAGTTCTACCTGCCATCCCTGGATGGACAGGGTAAGAGAAATGACCAGTGTAGTCAGCCTTAGCAGTTCCTGGATAACGACAGAAGCGGAAGCGAATAATGTTTGGTAGTCCACCAGGTGGTAGTTCTACCTGAATAGTAGTCTCCCACATATTGCGTCTGCTACGTACTGAACCCTTCCAAGATGTCTTGCCGTTGATGCGGACAGCAACAGCCTTACCTGAAATAATAGATTGCTTATCTTTATTTGATTCTACTTTATCAATCATTATGCATCCAATGTTTTTTGCGGATTAACTGGCTGACTTGTGCTCCAGCGAGCACCGTTTCTTTCACCAAAATGGAGATGAGCAGCAGTGCTATTACCTGTGTTACCGCTAAGTCCAATCAATTGTCCCTTAAAAATTTTATCTCCAGCTTGTACAAATACTTTTGATAGGTGAGCGTATACTAAGTGGTTCTTTGTACCTAAAGGATATGTCCTACGTTGCACAATGTGCTTGCCAAAATCAGCACCCCAGTTGCTAGAACTAACTACACCTTTACGTGCCGCGTAAACTGGAGTACCAGTCTTGCAAGCAAAGTCAACACCATCGTGATAACCAATTTTATATCGTCTTGATTTAACACCATACTTCTGAGAAATAACTACATTTCTTACTGGGTACATTATTCTACATTTCCATAACGTAGATCCATAGCATTAACGTAGTTAATTGCTACTGGCAATGCTGCACCTAATGCAACAACAACAATTGGTGCTAAGTCAAAAGATGAAACATTGTCTAAAACATATACAAGTACAGCACCTAGTGCTGCCTTTAACATGCCACCAAATGGACTATCTGCTAACCAGATACCAAATCTTTTTGCTTTACTCATTATAATTTCCTTACTGTTACTAGTAGTAAGCCACCAAAGCCACTACTATTTTTATCTGGGGAAGATTCATTTATAAATCTAACTTCTTCAATTACACCTTGATACTGTTCACTAGTACGGTAGTCAGTTACTGTTACAAACTTACCCGTCTCTTCAATAGATTCAATGCGTTGAATAAATTCCATAGCACGACCATCGTAACCAAAAATAGAATTAAATCTGTCCATCTCATTGTCATAACAAGACAGTGGGTACTGATACAAACGCTGACGGCGTGTAGCTGGAGTAGATTTAATTTGGTAAGCCTCTAGTATAGGTAGGTCTTGATCATCGGTAGAGTTGTTAAACACAAACTTAAATGCCATAAACTCTTGCTTCGTAGAAGGCGTAGTTATTAAAATATCTTTATTGCTTAAGCCTGCACTAACAACTGCAAGAGATGATTCAAGACCAGACTTATCAATAGTAAAAATGGTTATACTGTCACCTTGACCAGTAGTACATTGAAGATTAACGTATCTAAAAAACTTAGGCTCAACAGTTCCATAACGAATCTTACCCGTCTTAAGCCAGCCAGTGCTACGCTTTCTAGTAGTGTGTTCTACTTGTAGCTCACCCTTAAGACCGTCTTGATTTTCTTCAACTACCATGACCAATCTATCGTCAACTAAATAAACTTCAGTTGCTTCAGAGTCATCTCCATCTTTACTAGATTGATACTCTAAGTCATAAGCATAAGCAAAAGTACCGTCATTAAATGATTGTGATAAGTCAATACGAATTAAACAAGCATTAGTGTAAGCACCATCAGCTACCTTAGTAGCTGCGTAGATATATTTATCCTTAGTAGCAAAACCATTGACTGCATTGGTAGAATCAATTAGTAGTGGTCCAAGTGTTACTAGTCCAGTAGGACCAACTTGACATATGCGTACACCCTTAGTGGTAGCAACTGCTAAGTATCCTAAGTAGTATTCAATTGCAATAATGTTTTCACCATCAGGCATAGATGCTACAACAAAACCGCCTGGCAGGTCAGGCAAGTTAGTTGTCTCATCAAAACCTATTGCATAAATCTCAGATTTATTACCAGCATTACCAGCAGCATAAACATAAGTAGGACCAGCTGTTACATCTTTCCAGTTCCAGTTAAGATTAATGTGAACCTTAGATGTGCTAGATGCAGCAGACATATCATTGCTACCAGTGTGGTTACCATTGCCTGTGTAAGCAGAGTTTAATAAGTAAAGAGTTCTACCATCACCAAAGAATAACTGTCCTTTAATGTATTTAATTACACCTTGAGTAACAGAACTGTGCCTAGCAAAAACAACATCAGTATCTAAATCATTAACAAGACCAGTATGAATGCAAGTAGAACAGGCAGCGTAGTACCTAGTACCATTAGTTGCTACAGAAATAATTGGAAACGTAGTTGAGTGACCACTAAGTGTTGATCCACCAGCTACCACATAATCATCTTCGGTTGCTGCACTATTACCATTTAAAACAATCCGCTTTAGTACACCAAGACTATCACCAGATACAAGACAATCATTAGTACCGTCGTTACCAGTAGCAGCATTAATGCCACTAGCATCACTGTATGCATAGAATACATCTGGAAGTAATGTAGCTTGTCCAATAGTCCATACATCTACACCACGACTATCTGCAAACCTATGGCTTACATGTTCGTAGTCAGTGCCTGGTTCATAGAATGAAATGCCACTACCATTATGCCATGATGTCTGTGATCGTAACCACCAACCAGTAAGTGATTGCTCACCTGGTTCAGGACTATTATCAAACTGATCTTTTTTATATGGTGCAGTTTCACGACGATATGGATTTTGATTATTGACACTAACAATAAATGGTAGATCATCAATAACAATATCAAAAGCTGTATCAGTTAATTCAAAGGTTGCTTCGGTTGATGGTACGGCAAGGTCATATGGAACACCTTCTGTAATATCATAAGTTGGCACTTATGCTCCTTAGAATTTGATGATAAACTTGAGTGTGAAGTATGGCTGTAAGTTACCGTTAGTAGCACTTGCACTTGAACCGCCAGATGTTTTGTTATCTGTTCCAGTTCCATTGACAGTTACACTTGTTGATGCATTATGACTGTGGTCTCCAGCATACTGCAGATAAGGTGATCTAGGAGTTGTATTAAGCTCAAGAAGATAAATACCACCATTGGCTAAAGATCCAGCAATTTCAATATTCGATGCGTGGCTGTGATTACCTTGTGTATCAATAGATGTACTACCAGAAGCAGTGTGACCGTGGTTAATGTCTGTAACGTGAGTGTGTGGCGCAGTGCTTGTCTTAGAACCACCAGTTCCCTTTAATGTACCAAAGGCATCATCATCAGTCTTAAAACCAGCAGGTACAAATCCACGCATATCAGGTACAGTTGCACCTACAATACCAGCAAGAGTCGGATAACTAGCGGTTGATTGACCATTGCACTCTAGCCAGCCAGTAGGAATTTCATTTTTAGCCCACATAACAATAGAACCAACTGGAGTGTTAGTTGTTAATGCCGTATTAATTGTACCAATTTGCGTTTGAATTGAAGAAGTAACTCCATCAACATAGCTAAGTTCAGTAGAAGTAATTGTACCAATTGAAGTAGTAGATGGAAGAACTACGGTTCCAGTAAATGTAGGATCAGCACTAGGAGCTTTAGTATTTAATTGTGTTTGAATAGCAGAAGTTACACCATCAACATAATTAAGTTCTGTTGTGCTAAGTGTTGCACCATCAAGAATATTTAACTCTGTAGATGTAGCAGTAAGATTAACATTTTCATTAATCTTTGGTGTAGTTAAAGTTTTGTTAGTAAGAGTTTGTGAATTTGTTGTACCAACAACAGCACCAGTTGCACCATGTGCAGTGGTAGTATTGTCAAGATGATCGTGTACTAACTGTAAGTCAGAGCCAACAATCATGTGACGAACTGAATCACCATTCGTATGTGGGTAAGCAGTAGCACCAGTTTCAATAGCTCTTTGAACTCTAACTGTTGGTGCAGTTAAAGTAGCATCTGCAACTACAAGTACAACTTCTTCACTTGCAGTATCTGGACTAAGTACAAGAACATATGGTGGACTAGGTAAGCCTGTTACGTTGTTAAGAGTAAGCTGTGTGGTACTATTGTTTATATCACCACTTAATGTTTTAGGTTCTGCAATAGATGTGTAATTACGGGACATGATTTACCTATCTTGTGAAGTGGATTCTAGTTGGGTTACGATCAGTTAACTTTCGACTTTCTTCAGCAAGTCTCTTGTCATATAGTGCAAGCAAGTATTTAGCAGTGTTAGTACCAGCACCATAAGAGCGACCAGCAATCTGTGATTGTTGATCTGATTCAGCAGAGCCAAAGGTTAAACGACCTGGATCTACGAATGAAGCTAGTCGTGCTGCTGCACCAAGAACAATTACATCCTTACAGGACACAGGTAAACCAGTAACAATTTCAAACTCATCATCATTGGTATCCATTACGGTTGGTGCGGATGTATAAAATATCTGTACAGTTCTTCCTGGTTCAACACCAGAGTAAAGACTAATACTGTTGCGAGAATTAAAAGCAGCAGTGTTAGCCATAGAATCAACACGCCAACTACGAATAGGAAGCCATTCTTTAGATGGACCAGTAGTTTGGAAGGATACTGCAAGCACAGTTTCTGCTTCGTCAGGTAAAGCATAAGTTGATTTAGCTGTTGAGTAAGAGAATGTATGGGTAGCAGTAGCATACAAGTCTGGATAAACTGCCTGAATCGTATCATTAATAGCTTCCTTAATGTCTACAGATGGGAAGGTAGGAGATACAATTACACGTGCACCGTTCTGATGTGTAGCAGCAGATGTGCCATTGTACCCACGACCATAAGGCGGAATGCTAAGTACACCAGAGTTACGGTCATAAGAATCTACATAAATTAATTCATCATCAATCTGAATAACACCAGTAGAAATGTTAGCAGCAGAAGCAACAGTAATACTAGTTGCAGTTGCATTAACTGCAGCAGTAAGGTGTGTCTGACGATCTTGACGCAGGGTAAAGCCTGCTAACTTACGTGATACCTCATCAGTCATTTGACCAAACGTAGCCATTACTTACCTTCCATTAGTTCATCACGAATTTTCATAAGAAGCTTTCCAAGTTTATTTGAACCCTTGCCATTAACTTGACCCCAGAAAGTATCTCCCCAGGTATTACCTTCAATTAATTCAACATCACCAGTGTCAATTAACTTCTTTTTTAGTTCTGGATTTTGTTGGAACTTTGCGCGAAGTGCAGTTTCCATTACTTCTTCACGTATTTGAGTCCAGTTCTTGCGAAGCGTTACAGTCCTACCAATTTTTTTTGCTTCTCCTGCTGTCTTAGCAGCAAGAATTTTTGCACGTTGAGCTGAATCAGTAGTCTTCATTGCTTGGAAAAAATGTTCAACGGTTGGATAAGTTTCTTGACCAACCTTAAAAGAAGACTCACTCATGTTAGAAAGAAAAGCATTTTCTCCTCTAAAAAAATTAATTGGTTTTAATTCACTTGCAACTGATTTAACAGGTTCGATTGCTGGTTCTAACTTAGTTGTAGGTACACGCTTTTCTAGCTTTTTAATTTGCTCGCCTTTAATTCTGGCTGATTCAACAATTAATTTACGCTGCTGTTGAACTGAAAGTTCTTCGCCGTTTGGCATTGTCTTTGGTTCTTTAATGCCAGTGTACTCAACACGTAGATCATCAATTTCTTTTTGAAGTTTATCTATTTCTTTTTTAGCACCAGCAAGTTCAGGTGTTGCTTTAGGTTGTTCTGGTTTAATTGGAGACCTAGCAATTGCTTCACGTGCTTGCTTAGTTTCTTGATTAAAGATTTCTTCTTGAGTACGCTTTAAGTCAGAACGTAATCCAGAAAGAATATCTGGATCTGTTTCATTATCTATCATGCGTGTAATAGATTTTTCATCAGACTTTAATTCAGTTAACGTAGAACGTGCAGGACTGTCTGGTGCTTTGCCAGGCTTACCTGCTGGTCGAACTGCTTCGTAGTTACGTGGACTAGCCCAGTCGCGTGTTGTTGCTCCAGTTTTTTTATCTGTCTTAAAAAATGGAATATAACGTTCAACATAATCTACAGCTTTTGGATCAGTTGGATCATCAATATATCTTTGAAGTCTAACTGATGTTCTATCAAGCTTTGCTACTTCAGATTTAATTCTGTCAACTATGTTTGTTGATACACCATTCTTTTTAAGATCTTCTATGTCTTTATAGATTTCTCTACGTATCTCTGGATCTTTTTCTTTTTGAGCAAGACGGCGTAGAGTTCCAACAACTTTACCTACTTGATCTCTTCCAACTTCTTCACCAGAAAGAGTAAGCATTTCTTCTAAGATATTTTTATCTGAAGTAATATTATCTAATTCAGCTTGAACGGATGAACGCTTAACTGGTTCGCGTGGTGTTTTAGTATTAAGTTCATCAACTTGCTGTGCAGTTTTAATTTCTTCTGGAGTACCACGATTTAAGTCACGTTTAACTTTAGCGTCAGCTGCTCGCTCACTGTTAGGTACAGCTTTGCCTGACTTATCAACAGATGGTATGTCATTTTTATTTGTAAGAATACTAATCTCTTCAGGATCAAGATCAGGATTACGTTCTAAAAACTTAGCAGGACCTTGCGATGCCTGATACTCAGCAAGATCATCTGCTGTTGCGCCAGGACCAAGTGTTATGTTTGGCTCAAGAGTTCGTACATCTTCAGCAGTAGTTACAGCAGGGTTGTATTCAACTGGCTTACCACGTCTAGCTAACTCAGCTTCAATTTCTAATTTAGTTTTACCAGCTGCTTTAGCTACAACAGGCAATGAATCAGTAGCAGCATTTACAACTATGGTTTCTGCTAATACAGTTCTTAAAGCTTTAGTTCCTAGTTGAGCTATCTTTGCAGGTGGGATTAAAAATGTGGCTGCAGTTATACCTACGTTAAGGGCATCGCCCCAAGTGCCTTCGCCATCCATAATTTTTTTAATTGACTTAGCACCAAATAAAAAGTCAGCAACTTCCCATGCAACTGAATCATTATCTTTTTCTACAATGTTAGTACCACGGTACTGATCTATTGGTGGTGCTATTGGGTTAGCCATTTATTTTTTCTTTCGAGTAGCTGCCATGTTGTCAATTAGATTTGGATAAGGTCGTCCAGCTTTTTTAGCACGAGCTTTAGCTGCAGCCTTTTGAGCTGGTGTTAATGTTTTAGATTTCTTTTTAGGGTTTGGTTTATCCCATACCTTTTTTACCATTTAACTTTGTCCGCCCAGTACGCTGCACTCATATTGCCTTTGGCAATGTTCTTAGCGTGACGGGCTTTAAACGAAGCCTGTCTTTTAGTAGGTTGTCTATCACCCGTCACACCTTGTTGTCCAAAACGAATAGTCTTAACCTGTGTACCTTTTTTAGCCACAACAACGTGCGACTTAGTAGGATGATTAGGTGTTCGCTTTGGCTTGTTGTAGCCAGAAACACCAGCACGTGTTAACCGTGGATCTTTCTTAGCTACCATGATTACTTACTTCTTTGTGACTTTTTTATTGTATTTTTTACTGCTTTTGCACTTGGAATATACTTAGGCATAGAACCACCTGTGCCTGCAGGTCGCTTTTTAGGATTAGACTTACCTGCACTTGTAACTCCTACTTTGCCACCAGCGCGTTGTTCGTTGCGCTTTTTACGTGCAGCCAAAACTTCTTTGTGCATAGAGTAACGAGGTGTTTCACCTTTTACTTTTACACCAGTACTTGATTTGCTAACTTTATCTGCACTGGTATTAACTTTAAGTGGAGCGTACTTTGCAACTACTTTATTGTTTGCATCACGCTTAGCGTTATATGATTCACGCTGATTCATATCACCCATTTGCTTATCAGTCTTGCTACCACGTGATGGCTTAGCCTTAGCTGCCATCTTTGCAGCTGGCTTACTAGCACCAGTCATTTTTTTCATTGCCATGTTACTTACCCTTCTTAGTTGACTTAGGCATAGCAGGAACTGCTGGTACCTTCGGCATGTTGTAATTTACTTTGTCAATACCTTTGTATGATCCTGGCATTGTAGGAACTTCGTGATTATAGTTAACGTGATTACATCCACATGAAGCACACATGGTTATCTCCTTTATAAAGCAGAACCGAATGCGTGTCCTGTTTTGTCGCTTACATCCATAGCCTTGCGTATTTTGGCAGTAGATGTTCCTTCTGGTTGTATACCTTGAGCACGAGCTTCACGGTATAACTTTAGTTCGCTGTCCCATTTCTTGTTGGTCCAACCATTGTTAACTAGCTCGCCGTTAGCGTCACCAGTTGACATCTGTATGTTTGATGCTCGTAAGCAATCACCCCAAGACTTGTGATCCTGAGTAGGACAGCCAGTTCTACAAGCCATTCTTGTAATCCTTTACAGTCTGAGTCATAATAAACTCATAGTTTTTTATTAATCTTTCATCATCAGGATTAAGATCAACTGCTTTACGTGCATACTTTTTAGCAGAACCCTTCTTGCCTAAGTTCCAACATGCAATAGAAAGTAAATCGTACATACGCCAGTGCATTGACTGATCAGCTACATAATGTTTATAAGATACATTAGTGAGTTCAGTTACTTTAATAGCTGCTTGATAGCAGTGATTCCACATCTTGCGTTCATAGTAATAAAAAGCTAGTGGCATCCAAGCTTCTAAATCTAATGGTGCTTCCTCAACATTACGTTGATACCAGTAAAGACCTTCACGATCATTACCTAACTTGCAGTAGGCTTCACCTATACCACGCCAAGTCTGAGCACGTTCAACATTCCAACCAGGGATGTCTTCTAACTTCTTGCCAACATTAATAAGTTCTTGCCACATACCTTTGAAATAATACTCACGAGCTAAGTAAACAATCATTCGGTGATCCGTAGGATCTTCAGCATGACCTAGTTCAAGTAATTGTAAGTAGTTACTTCTAGGTTTATCATCATCTGGTTTATGAGTAACTAATGACTCTATTAGAATAAGTTTATCTAAACTTTTATCATTAGGTTCTATTACTTCGTGGCAAGGATACCTCCACTTGTAACCATGTCTAGCATGGATACGATTATTGTTAGCCCAGATATTACCTGTGTCCCACATAACCCAAGCTCTACCAGTGTCAGGCTGCCAAGCCTGTCGTAGTTTATCAAAGAAGTCTGAGTCAGGAACTTCATCCATGTCTAAAGAGACACATACATCTACGTCAGATGGTACTAAATCTAGTGCCATATTTCGTGCTACATCAAACCTAAAGTCCGTTAGCGTAGCTCTGTGGGCTTCTACGGGGTACTTCTGGAGTAGGTCATAGGTGTTATCTTCTGATCCAGTATCTAGAACTACCCTAACATCTGCACTCTTAGTAGCATCTACCCATTGCTTGACGTGTTTAGATTCATTCTTAGCTATAGCATAAGCTGCAATTTTAACCATGCTATAATCCTACCACACTAAGGACGTAGGCTAGATTTATTTATAGCTACACCCTTGCAACAATCTGCGTATGATTCACAGTCTTGAGTTGGACAACCTGTGCGACAAGCCATAGTTTAATTCCTTAAGTTTTAATTATGTAGTTAATGGATATATAAGGCTGTAAATTATTGTGAGCAGAACCAGAACCCGTGCTTCCAGAAGTACCAGTAAAATTAGGAACGTCAATAGTGTGGTTATGTGCGCCAGCACCACCCATATTTGCTTGAGTTCCACCCCAGTTAGTTGCAATATCTTGAAAGATTCGAAATGGATAGTTTCCACCCTGACCCGAAATACCAGCATCACTGTTAACACCAGTCCAAGAGTGGTTGTGATTACCAGCACCATCGGTTGTACCAAATGATGCATGATCGTGGTTAATAGAATGAGTATGGCTTGGTAGTTGTGCTTCAGTTAAAGTGTGAGTTTTAGCACCACCAGTTTCACCAAGTGCATCAAACTCTGTTTGACTAGAATCCGTTCCGACTGGAACACGACCACGTAAATCTGGAATGTTAAAAGTGGTTGTACCATCACCTACACCGTAGGTTGTGCCAATGGCTGTAAACAAATCAGCGTATGTAGTACGGCTAACTGCAGAGCCATTACATAGCATCCAACCCGTTGGTGCTGTACTAGCAGCAGTCATTGTTAGCATACCCGATGGCAGTGCTGCTGGTGGTCCTGTAAATGGAATGTAATCCGCTGCAGTTGTATCGTAAACGTAACCTACTCTTGATGCTGGCATTACTGTGCAATCTCCGTTGCTGTCATTGCTGATGACCCACTTTCATAACCCCAGGTATTTACATTATTAACAGTTCGATTGTTGTAAATGGTTGCTGCAATATTACTTGCAATAGTTGCTTTATAGGTAATTGCAGATGTTACTTCTGGGGTATCAGTTACAAAATAAATACAACTTTCTGCTGTACTACTTGCATCATTATTATAGTAACTAAGTGAAGGTATGCCAATACCAGTTCCATTTGCACCACCACCAGGTCTGCCAATTTGTGTTCCGTTTCTTGAACATCCAAATGTAGTTCCCCAAGTCATGTCTGTCGAAGAAAATTCTCCAGACCATCTTATGTGAATAAGAATTTTGCTATTTGCTTTTTTAGGAGTAATAACTATTGACATATTAGAAAGGTCATTTATTGTATTACTTCCAACAGACTGACTATTTTGTACAAGGTTTTCCATAGTTACAGTTTGAATTGTTTCACCTGGCAACCAGAATGTTTTACTTGCCATATCTCTTGCTCTAGACATTACCCAATCGCCTCAATCGTTAAAGTTGGTATAGATAGTTGCGTTGAACCACCAACGGCATCCCAGTAATAAGTTAAATGAGCGGTTACATCATTGGTTCCATCAACATATGCTCTAGCCATTATTTTAAATTCTTTTGCTGTCGTCCAAGTTGCTTGACGACCAGTATCAGTATTTGCAGTTCCTCCGATATTAATTACCCATTCAAAGGTTGCTCTGTTGGCAATGTATTGTCCATTTAAGTTGTACCTAACACCACTAACTTCTGTTCCACCAATGTAAAACCTGTAGTGTGAAATAGCATGCGCGCTTGCTGAACCTGGCCATTCAACGTGATAGTTAAATCTGTATCTAACTTGTTTTGTTCCTGGAGGAGGTGTGTAGGACATAACAGATCCAGTTAAATTTGCGTACGTGTTAGTTAGATTCTGACTAGTATTTACATTCTGAAATGTGTATGTTCCATTATATCCAACTACGGATGAACCATCACAAGGACTAGAAATAGTTTCAAGAATTTCACCTGGACGTGAAGCCATTGTCCACTGAGTTCCATCCCAAGTTAAAGATGCTTTCTTATCTGTTTCATAAATCTTTTGACCAGCGTATGGAGATACTGGTCGTGTTGTAGAAGTACAGACAGTGTAACTTGAGTATTTAGCATCAACTTGAGCCTGAGTATAGGTATCAGCAACACCTTGAAGAACACGTGAATGTACTTCAACTACATCATTAAGTGCAGCACCAGATGCTAATGATAGAGCAAGTCCATCAGCAGCAGTATAGTCAGAGCCACGAACAAGAAGAACACCATTAAGAAATACTTGCTCTTCTGCTGGAGTATATGTTAATGAGATGCTGTTATCTCCCATGCCACTGAAAACTGTTTGTCCAGAAGTAGCAGTCTTTACCCATCGTGTTGTTACGGCAAGTGTTGGAGTAAAGTTGTAAAGAGCATCACTATCTGAGTCAATCCAAATCTGACCAGCAGTACCAGAGCCAGGTTCAGTTGTCTGGTAAGTAGAAGACATGATGCCAGTAGCACCAGTTGAACCAGTAGCTCCCGTAGGACCCGTTGGTCCTGTACTTCCAGTAGGACCTGTAGGTCCAACAACTACACTGTCAGCACCTGTTGCCCCCGTAGGACCAGTAGGTCCTGTTGCACCAGTAATTCCTTGAATACCCTGAGGACCAGTTGGTCCCGTAATACCTTGAATACCTTGATCACCTTGAGGTCCAGTAGAACCTGTGGCTCCAATGGGTCCAGTAGCTCCAGTAGCTCCTGTAGGTCCTTGTACGGTACTGTCCGCACCTGTACTACCTGTGGGTCCTGTAGACCCTGTAGCTCCTGTAGGACCAGTACTACCAGTAGCACCAGTGCTACCAGTTGGACCAGTAATACCCTGAATTCCTTGCGCACCAGTTGGTCCCGTAGGACCTTGCTTTAATACAAAGTCAAATGTTGCTGTACCAGAAGTACCAACATTAGTAATTGTTGGAGTTCCAGTGGGTCCAGTTGAGGTTACAGTTCCTACGGCTATAGTTGCTGCTGGACCAGTAGGTCCTGTTGCTCCCGTAGTTCCAATAGCTCCTTGCGGACCTTGGGCGTTGTCAACAATAACAACAGTTTCTTGTAGAACTTCTTCACCAAGAATAATGTCCGTAACTGTCTCTTCAATAGTAACAGTAGTAGCGGTAACTTCTTCTTCAATAATGACTGTGTAGTCTGGCATTACTGTGTCACCTCTGCTGTTACAATAAAGCGACCCTCCAAGATTCGTGTAACTTGTCCACCAGAAGATGTCAGTTCAATGTCATAAACCCAACGACCAGCAGGCACATCAGACATGGTAGTAGCATTAACAGTTGCAGATACACGACCAACAGAAGTCATTGTTGCAGTAGTAATATTAAGTAAAGTATTTGCATCGTTAGCAGAACGACGAACTTGCATAGCAAATGTATAGCCAGTTAAATTCCACGGAGTACCATCAGTCTCAACGCGAAAGTTTAGATTAAAGGTAGCACCTTGTTCAGCTACAATATTGTACTTACCACTCATAGTTCATCCTTAAGATGTAATGTAATGTGTTCATCTAAACGCTTTTCAATTCTGTCTACAGCCCTAGCTACGTCTGGAAGGCTACGACCACCGTTGGCAGATGGCTGGATAGGATGTGTCTGTTCTTTAATGTAAGCTTTTAATGGAGTTACAATTAATAACTTACCCAGTACGGTCAGGATACCGATACTTAACGACACAACTGTCAATGACTCTATCAGTGTCATAGCTCAAACACCTCATAGCCAACCGACTCAAGAGCATCTTTCTCATCTTCAGTAACGACATACTCATGTCCTCCAAGATAAACAAGGTCAGCAATAGCAAGATCATCTTGTGACGGAAATCTATCTTCATAGAATTCTCCATCAACACGGTAAACAGTTACACCTTGCTTGCGTGTGTAACGAGCAAATAGCCAGTTTCCACCCATAGGTCCTTCGTCGACCACTGGTGGTACAAATAGGTAAGACATTTAATCCCTTTCAGTACCTAGCAACACCCCCACCTTGTGGGTGGGGATGAAGCTAGTGACTAACTAGGCAATGCTAGAAGCAGACTCAATACGGAACAACGCTTCGTTACGGTAGATAGCGTGTCCTAGAACACCGTACCAACCGATTGGACGCTGACGCATCAAACGATCTACAACTGGACCGATAACCACGTGTGGTTCTTCGGCTACAGCTTCAGCAAGTGCTTGCTGTCCTGCAATGAAGGTACGGTATACCTTGATTGAGCTGTCACCATCTGTAGCAGTGTACAGACGAGGAGACTCAATAAAGTATGCACCTTCAAACTGACCAATTTCGCCAGCCCAGATTGCATCGTTGCTCTGGTACTCATGTGGGTTACGCCATGAAGCAGCACCAGTTTCGGCACGAAGGTCGTGGGAAACTTCTGGGTGAATACCACACCAGTAAAGTGAACCCTTACGTCCGTTAGCCTTGTTGCTACGCAACTTAGCTACAGCCTTACGGATATCAGCAGCAGATAGTGTATCATCTGAAGTGATTCCTGAAGTTGTAGTTGCAGTGGTTGTTCCACCAGTTGCGTATAGTACGTTAGTACCAGTTAGTAGAGCGTTCTGTGCTAGATCGTCAATGCTATCAGCCATGTTGAATGCAATGATGTTAGCAACTGCTGGATCTACGTCAGCAAGTGACATAAGACCAAGCTTCTTGCTTACTAGAGTAGAGTTACCGTATTCGTTTAGAGTAACGGTAACAATATCTGGAGTACCAAGTGCTACTGCAGCTGGATCTACTTCTTCAGAAAGAACTGAAGTAGCCTTAGCTAGATCGTTGTAGATCTGTAGGGCTACAGATGAACCTGGCATAGCCTGACGAGCAGGCTTCTTGTCTGCTACAGAACGTAGCAATGGGGTAGCGCGTAGTTCAAATTCAACAAGGCGATCGTAAGCCTTCTGAACTAGACCAGCACCATTTGATGGGGTGAATGTTCCTACGTTGTTGGCGGACGAGTACTGTCCACCACCAAGACCACCATTAGTATTGGCGGAACCACCCGATAAGCCTGTTACAGCCATGATTATTCCTTAGGGGTTGTGTGATTGATTACGAATCTGCGCCGTAAATCATTTCCAATAATTCTTCGGCACTCTGAGCGTTGTTAAGACGTGAAAAAATATCATTAACATCGTCAGGAGAAAGAGCAGAACCTGTTACAGCATCAATCTGTCGCAGTGTAGATAGATTTTCTTGATCTACCATAGGCTGCTGGACTCGTTGCTGAACTCCAAAAATTTCACCATGCTCATCCAACCATTTACCGATTGATTCTGGATCATCGGCAACATCTGCTGGAATAAATGTAGCGATCTTAGGATTGACTCCTCTTTCATTTAGAACGGAACTGACGACAGACTGACGTTGAAAGCTACGTAGACCTTCTAGTTCAGTTTCTAGTTCCTTGATACGCTTAGACTTAGCGCGATCAGCTTTACGTAGGTTCTGTAACCCACCAGTCTGATCATCTTCTTCCAAGAAGTCGTCGTCTTCGTACCATTCATTGTTGTTACTCATCGTAACTATCTCCCTTATTCATTAGTTGAGCGCAGACCACAAAGCTATACGGGGAATATAGCTTGGCTTCCACTACCAGTCTGTTACATCGTTGGGGCTGGTAGATCCAACGAGAGTTTATACTTGAGTCTTGCGACCCAATGAGCCAGTTTTAATACCTGAAGTTCCACCAAACTCTGCACGAGCTTGAGATGCTAAACGCTTAGTGCGCTTACTGGTTTGACCAAGAAGATTTTCTTGTTCAAGTTCTTTTTGTAAACCTTCTGTGCTGGTTTCACCAAACATGCGAGATGCTTGTTCATAACCAGTCTTTTGTTCTGCAACTTTAGATAGACCAACACGAGCTTTAGTGCGATCAAGTCCTTGACTTTGAAGAAAACTAGCACCAAGAGTAGATTGAATACCAGTTTCGGTTTCAGCTGCTTTAATTTCTGCCACATCAATTTTAGTCTTAAGAAATTCAGATCCCTCTGTACCAAGCAAAAGACTTGTAGCTAATTCATTATCGGTTACACCTGGATACATGCGCTTAAGTTCATCAACAAGTGCTTTATCGCCAGAGTCAACTGCTTTAGTTACACGAGTGTAAGCAGTTTCAAAACGATTAGCTAGTTCAACACTAGATACATCACCAGCAATAAACTTTTCATAATTGCTACGAGTAGCTAAACTACCTGCACCATATGCTGCAAGAGTTTGAGCATATGCATTTTCTTGTTGAAGGTATGTTGCTTCAGAAAGAAAGTTTTTACCAGCAGCTAAACGATCAAAGTTGCCCTTAAACCTTTTTCTGTAAGGCTCTGACTTACGCAAGTCTTCATAAACAAGAGCATCATTACCTACATTTTCTTGAAATGATTTGGTAATAATATCTGCTAATTCTGGCATTCCACTGTCAATAAATAATTGACGTAATTCATCCCAACCAGACATATTAGAATCCCATTCTAGTTAGAAAATCTCGACCAGTAGATATAAGTTTATTTTTATTTTTCATTACATCTGACCATTCATCTGTTTTATATAAATCGCGACGCAAAGTTTCAGTGTTAATTGGCTTACCTTTATCATCTGTAGCCATCATTGCTTGCTTTAAGAATTTGTTATCAAATGTAATGCTATCTATATCTTCATTAAACTCATCAGATATAAGATTCTTAAAACCACCAGCTAGATCATCAAGAGTTGTGTCGCCATCTAACTGATCTGCCCAGTGAGAAAACTGTTGCTTAGCCATATTGCTAATAGAGTCTTTTGCTCCATCAATTCTCCAGCCAGACTTAGCTGCATTACGAACTTGCCCTACTATCCATGAATCTGAAACAGTAATCATGTTGCGCTTAGCCCAGTCACGAATTCCATCTTCAGCAAGACCAGCATTTCCAGTAAGAGAACCAACTAAAGCATTAGGATCTTGTTCTTTGTAGTCAATGTAGTCAGCCATAACAGAAGTTAATTCATCTTCGCTATAACCAAACTCTAAAGAAGTGTTAGCTAATTTATCTAAATCTTGATCAGATAAACTAATACCGTTTGCTCGAGAAAGAGAAAGAATGCTACTTCTTTTTTCGTTTATTTGCCTTGCAAATTCAGCAGCTTGAGCTGGATCATTTTTTAAGGTGTAGTAAAGACGTTGTGGTTCAGATTTGGTTTTGTACCAATTTGTTCCTTGTAGTCTTACATTAAATTTTTCTTGCGTCCACTCTTTACCAGCTTTTTGATCTATCCAAGCTTCATCAAACAAAGCCTTAAGTTCAGGATCAGAGTTAATAAGAGCAAGAGGTAAAGCATATTCATTTTCTGCAGTTGCAGTTGCTCGATCTTGCCAACCTGCATTATCGTCCCAAGAAAATTCACCAGCAGGAGCCTTTGGTCTTACCCAAAAGTTACCACTTTTAACCCAGGCTTTGCCAGGAGCAGGACGTTCTGTTTTAGTTTTTTGTGTTTTACCATCAACCTTGGTGGTTGTTGTTTGAAAAATACTAATCTTATCTTTGTCAGCCATTATGCGCCTAAGTCAATCGGAGATGCTAAAGCTTTGCGGAAGTAGTCAAGGTAAGTAGTTGCCTTGTTGTATGATTCTGCAGCTGGATCGCTAAGAGCCATCTCTCGCATCATGTTTCGTTCTTCCATGTCAGATACTCCACCAGTTGTAATACTCTTAGATGTATTACCACTAGTAGTGGTTACAGTTTTTTGTGGATCTTGTGCATTAAGACGCTTTACAAGATAGTCAACATCTTCTTGACTTGCACCTTGACCAGTAAACTCTTGAAAAAATGCATCAATATTTAATTCAAGATCTTCTGGAGTATAAGTTCTTTGGGAAAGTGAAACAGTTCTACGTGGTGCACCACTTCCATCGCCACTACCACCTTGTCCAAGTAGATAGTTTAAGTCTCCTTTATACCCATTAAGATACTGCTCAAAGGATTCAAACTTTGGCTTATTATTTTTAACACCAACAGCAGCAATGTTAGTCATTGTTAAAAATTGAACCGCTCTTTGAACAAGTAAACGAGTATTTGGATCTTGACCAAAGGATGCAGAGTTCTGTGCATTTTTAGCATTAGTTATAGCAGCTACTTCAGCTGGAGTTGCTGCTATCTTACTGCGAATAAGCAAATCTCTTAACTCATTCATTCTTCCAGAAGAAGCATAATCGTTAATAATTTTATTAACTGATGTACCTAAATCAATTGGGTTGCCATCTCCATCTTGAAGAATAGATCCATTTTCATTTGCAATAAATGCAACTGGAAGTTCTGTTTGACTTGTTCCGCTTACATAAGAAAATGAATATGGATCATTAGATAAAGGAAGAAATCCATCTGTTTTCCAACGACTATTATCTAGTGTATTAATAGCAACGTATTCTGGAGCAAGACCAGTTGCAGCACTTTTTGCACGTTCCGCTGGATTATCTGCACCTGCAGTACCAACATTAGTGTAGGGATCAAAACCTTTTCCAACTGGATTTGAAGGTCGATCAGTATATTTAGTAGGAGTGCTTCCTTGCTTTCCAGTTGCAGGATCTACTTCAACTCCAGCACTTCTTAAAGCAGCATTTGCTTTGTTGTACCTAATTTTAGCTTCATCAAAAACTTTTTTATCTGCAGCAGAATTTGAAGCAGCATATTTTGCAGCAGCTAAATCATATTGTTCTTTTGCTTGAGTTTGCTCTAGTCTAACAAATGTAAGAGATAGCTCTTGTTGCTGAGTTGGTTCATCTCTGCCAGAAGTTTTTCCTCTTTGTTCGCGAGCTTTATCATCTGCAGCTTTTTTTGCTTTTCTTTCAGCTTCTTTACGTCTGGCTTCTTCTAATGGATCGTACTCAACCATTATTCATTTCTCCTTAGTCCAGCACTTGCGTCCTTGGACTTCGCGTTAATTAGTTTAGATAGTCCATAGTTAAAATATTGTTCTATAGTTTTTGTTGAATCTTTTTTAATAATTTCTTTAATGGCATTAATTGTTTTTTCTTTTTCTGCTCTTTTAAGATCTGGGGCATTACCAGCATCTAAAGAATTAATGTAATTTACTTTACCAATAAAGTCTGTGTACAAACTATAAGCAAGTATTATGTTTTGCTTTACATCATTTGGCACAGAAGCATTTGGAGAAGTTGCATAGTTGTAAGCATTATTAACAAATTCAAAAGCATCAACATTATCTGTACCTGAAGCAATGTAATCTTCTAAACCAGGTACAGCTAACTTAATTTTTCTTTTTTCTTCATCGTACTTTGCCATAACTTCACGGCGCAGTGCTACGTTACTAAATGGAACTGCCTTAAGTTCTGCAGCTTCCTGATCTCCCAAAGCATAGTATGCATTAATGTACTGTTGCATACTAACTTTTCCATAGTATTCTTCAATATTTGTATTTTGTGCAATACCTGCAGAAGTGGCCCACTGCCATACACCTGGACTAAACTCTCCAACTCTAGGAGCAAACAGTAAAGCACCAGCACCAAACTCATCAATAG